CCTGAAACTGGCTTGTATTGGGTGCGGAAGTTGTCGCGTCGGTGATCGTCACTTCGCCCAGATCGGTATGCTTGATGCCCAGATTCGCCATGTTCTTCGGGTAAATCAGATGCGCGTAATTCGCGCCCCAAGTCACAACAAAAATACTGGTTACTGCCGAACTGCCGCCCGCGCTGATGACGAACTCGCCGTCAACAGTGTCCAGACGGGGAGCAAGGCCGTGCATACCATCAGGGTCTTTGTACGAATTGCAATACAGGATGTCAGAAACAAGATCCTGTCCCAGACCTTCCAGAAACGCCTCTGCTTCCATCAGTCTTGCGCGTCCGGGTTCGGGGAAAGCGTCAATGTAGTCTTTGTCATACTCGGCATAGACTTCGCGCATCTCGATAACATCCATAACTTCGGTCGTTCGCGAATTGCTTTTGGCAACGCCGCTGTTCAACTTGCGCCGTGCGGAAGTCGGCAAAGTACCTCTGCGCAGGGTTTTGTTTGTCCAGGTATCATTCGAGGGGAGCCAGGGGGCTTCCGCCAGAATGTTACCCATTTCGCGGTTAAGAACCTCAACGATGGTTGACAATTTTCCATCGGGGTCCAATCTTTTAGCCTGTTCTACGAGGCCGTAATATGTAGTTAAAGTTGGCATATTTTAAGATTCTCCTTATTTTTTAGTCATTGACGGAAACATCTGCTCGGCTCTCTTTCTTTCCTGGGCTTCCACAGTGTCGCCGCCTGCCCCGCCGTCATTCCCGAATGTCGCCTTGTCATCCATGATCTTTGTGCCGATGGAATGAAACCACTTGATAAACGCCGGATGATCGCCCAACTTCACGCCGTCAATCTGCTTATCCAGAAGGGCGGCTGTTTCCTCATTTCCGAATGTTTTGAAAGCTCTGATGGCAATTTCCTTGTTGCCGTCGAACTTCGCGCCCCAATCGGTTTTGAGTTTGTCGATGGCTTCACCCTGCGCCTTTTCAAGTCTTGCCTGTTCTGAAGCGTGACCGTTTTTGACAAGGCCGTAATACCAGCCGTAAAGACTCTCGGCCTGCGCTGCGGTCAGATTTTGAGCATGGGCAAACTTCTTGAACTCGGCTTCGATTGCCGGATCATAAGGAACGCCCTCCGGTAAATCTGCGGGTTTGGTTATGGTGTACCCGTCCACATTTTCGGGACGGCCTAACTTCGAGTAAAACGCTGATACTTCCTCCGGCTTCGCTCCCTCACCAGGAATCGTGACCATTGACCCTTCAGCCTTCAAAAGCGCGTCGAATTTCGCCCATGCCTCGGACGGTTCTTTGAACTGCGAAAATCCTTCATGCTGTTTGTAGGCATCCGGTAATGACGCCATCCATTGCGGTCTGCTATCCGCGCCATTAGCTCCGCCCTCGTTGCCTCCGGCATTGTTTTGGCTTTCTTCACTCATTAAAAAATCCTCCTTAAAATTTTATTGGTATCGTTACGAAAACCCTAAATTTTTAATCTTTCCTTTTATCTTCTCCCATCATGTCATCCAGCGTTTCATGTTTCGTGATTTCCGCCGGAGTCTGCGTTGCCAGTATCTTAATAAAAGCGTCAAAGGCATTTCTCTGAATATCCCCGCCGCCAATTAATTTTAATAACCTTGCGCCGTACAGTTTAAGCGCAACTTCTTTTGGGTTATTAACGTCAATGTCATCAAAAAACCCAAGCTCTGACAGCATATGCGCCAGAACAAACAGCCCATCATGGACTGTAAATACATTGCGGTATCTTTTGACAAGTTCTTTATCCATTTATTAAGCCTCCCGCGTTTTGCGCTATTGCGCCGGATAACGCCCCGCCTGCCGCATTGTCCGCTTCAACTGCTGTCTTGATGGCTGGAGCCGCGTTCATTAAGTCCTCTTTCTCGTTCTCTTGCGCCATTGTTTCGGCCCTCTGCTGCCGTTCCGCCGCCACCTGATCTTTCGGCTTGATGGCTTTCTGCGGGAAGTTGAACGATCTCAAACCTTCCACCAGCAATTCATCGGCGTCTATGTTATCCGCCGCCTGCGGGAAGACCTGAAGGATAGGCGCGGCAAATTCCATTGCGGCCTGTATGCCCTGCGTTTTGAATAATCGTCTTTGTGCCTGCGCCAACGGCCCCTGATACATCGGGGAAAAACTATCCCCTTCAAGAGCCAGTTCATAAAGCACATCGGGGCGTGGATTAATTGACCCCCCGTTTTCGGGGTTCTTTGCCGCCAGAATGAAATAAGCAAGGTCAAGGATAGCATCCATCTGGGTATTCAGCGGTGCCAGTTCTGCGCCCAATATAGCCGCTTTCTCGCCCATCATTTCGCTGACCTGATAGGCGGTCATCTGTCCTCTGTTCTCAAGGTTCGCCAGCATCAGGAATGTGTCAACATGGAATCTCTCTCTGATTGCGGCCTGTACCTTTTCTTCGCGGTCAATCCCTATCGGGAACGTGCCGCCGATCTGCGCCGGTCGCACTATTTTGTTGTGGTCGTCATAAGGATTTAAGCCCCTCGGTTTCCATTGAACCTTCCCCATAAGGTCGGAGGGTACGTTTAGGGGAGGATCAAGGAATAACTGAGCCGCGCCAAGCATGGTTTTAGATATAATATTAACACCCTTAATGTCGCACAGTGCCAGAATAGCAGGGGACAGCCCATAAACGGTATTTCCTGACCGCATATACCGCCACACTTTATAGGGAAATTCATCATAGCCGCCTTCAGATACCACCTTTGAAGATCCGGTAAGATACCATGCTGAAGCAAATTTTTTATTCTTCGCGTCCTTCTTCCGGTCGTCGTATTCTTCCCGTGGGAAAACGGCATGGATAAGCTCAAATTCACTAAACGGGTCATTCTCGTAAGCATATTTTACGGCTTCGGGAAGATTATCTTTTCCGAATTTCTGAACAAGTTGTCTTGCTGTTCTTTTGCGTTTCCGGTGAAACACATCCACTTCACCGAATTTATTTTCCTCAAAATAGGCTTCACGCGGATGGATGCATTCAAAGACCAGCCGTCCGGTTTCAATATCCTCTTCCCCGTAAATCGCCACCGAACCAACGGTGAATCCGTTATAAATAAAATCCCACATTGCTGAATAAAAATTGGAATTATTCAGCGCAGAATAGACATCCGCTTCCTCGGCCTGTAACCATTCTTTGATTTCGGGGACTTTGTTCAGGACTTCCCGCGACATGACGTAATTGAACCACGGAAACGAAGGAGACACATGATAACCGTGGATTCCTGAAGTCGCCAGAACAGCCGCGCCTATGGCTGTGCCGTCAAAAGCCTTCCTTCCTAAATCGCCAAAGGTCTTGTCGCTCTGTCCCCTGTTGGTTATGTCACCCAATCCGATGTTGACCAATTCCGCGACGGATGTCCAAATCGGTTCAATCTGGCTTCTGTTGGTTTCCAGCTTCGATTGCCGGGAAGTTATCAATTTTTTCAATGCTTCTTCAGTCATTTCGACCTCAAATCCCTGGGGGGGGGACTGGCCGCCGCCATCAAGGACTTACGCGGCCAGCTTCAGGGGATAAAATTAATTTACGTCGTTCCATGTTCCCTGATACGCCGTGGCGACGATATTCGCAGCATCCAGCACCGTCAATGTTATCGAACCGCCCAAGGTAGCGTTGCGGATTGCATCTCCGGCCGCATTGGTCAAGCCAAGAATCGTATCGCCATCCGCCGGGTTCACATCAAGGTTCTGGGCCGCCGTCACGCAGAACGTAAAGGACTTTCCAATAACTGTTGACGCTTCGGGGAGATTGAACACCACCGCGCCGCCTGCTCCGGTATTGTCGTAAATCTGTCCGGCATCACCAGCGGAAACTGTTACGGGCGTATCAGCCTGAGTCTTAGCCGTTACGGTCTGGGTCAATAAAGCAATCGTGCCGGTTTTCGCCGGAACAGTTACGGTAGCATCAGCCGCCGCATCAGCAGGAACCAATGATATTTCAAATTCATCGGCGGTTGCGCCCTCAAACACAATCGAATTGCTTGCGCCCCAAAAGGAATTAGTGGCCTGCGGGACACCAGTTGAAAGAACCGGCGAACCAGACGCATCCGGCAGGGTTATGGTCCGGTCAGCCGTCGCATCGGTCGGCGTAATAATTGTTTCATAGGCATCAGCAGTCGCACCCTCAAATATAAGCTGATTCGTTCCGCCGTAAACGCTGTTTTTTATGTCAGCCGCGTTGGTCGCCAGCGTGGACGACATCAAGCCGTACGTTCCGGCAGCCGCAACAGGCAGGCGGTAAGTGACATCGGCGGTCGGGTCGGCCACATCCAAGGAAACCTCATGAGCATCAGCCGTAGCTCCTTCAAAGGTTAGTCCGTTGTCGATACCAATAAAAGATTTCGCTTCGCCGGGAGCCGCGCCCGAAGACAGAACGGCCAAACCGGAAGCGTTAGGAAAATAAATTGTGTTGTCCGCAGTGGGATCAATCACTGAAAGCACGGTCTCATAAGCGTCCGCAGTCGTGCCCTCGAATGTATACGTCGCGCCCGTTGCTTCCAGGACTACCGTACCACTGGAATTAGGAAACGTGATTGTCCGGTCCGCAGTCGGGTCCGTGACTGTAATAGTCGTCTCATAGGCATCAGACGTGGCGCCTTCCATGATGACCTTATTCTTTAAATACAGGTCATTATAAGACCGTCCGTCTTTTCCTAAATCCTGTCCAAACTCTTTATTCGGAAAAGGTCCCCTCGGCCCCGCAAACGCGAAACCGGCCATCAGTAAAACCATGAACATAACAAAAATCTTTTTCATATTACCCTCCGTTTAAATTTAACTTCCCAATAAAGTTTTTTTCTGCATATCGTCAGAGCCACCGCTTTGGTCGCTCAGAATTGTCGATTGTCTGCCCTTGCGCTTCCGCGCCAGGAGTTTCTCTTTTTCCAACTGTGCTTCCAGCGCCGGATCGTTGGCCTGCGGCGGCGGGGTGTACGGCTGGACTTTCGGCGTTGATCCTCTTGATCCCATGTTACATTTCCTCCAATTTCATGTGATATCCCGTTGTTTTAAATCCCATCTTATTGTAAAAATTTAATGCTCTTTCGTCATTAATGCCTGATTCGATGTCTATGCCGATGCTCTTTGCTCCGTAAGACTTCGCCCAGTGGATATAATAATCAACCATCAGCTGAGCCGCTTCAGTTCCCCTGTGTTCCGGCTTGACGTAGATCAGGTAATCCCCGGCCATCAGTTCATCGAAAAAGACGTTCTTTTGAAGCATTGCGCCCATCATGCCGATAGGTTCACCTTCTTTTACTGCCAGAATCCCCATGCCGGTCGATATGATTAACGCGGTCAGTTCCTTGATCCGTTCATTGGTCAATGTATATTTTCTCGCCGCGCTTTCCTGATGAAATGCCCGTGCCATTGCGATAATATCTTTCATGTCATCTATGGTCGCTTTTTTAATTATCATGGGGATTCCATTCTGGAGCCTGTGTCATGTGTTTTGGTTCACGCCGTCTGGCTTTCTGCTGGACAGGAAATGCAAAACTTAATGCCAGCGCATCACCCCTGCCAGGTGAAGGCAATCCATCGGCCTTCATGTCTTTTTTGCTTTTCAGTTGAATCAGGCCATCAGACCGGCCAACGGTTTCAATGCTTATTAAATCAGAATACAACACCGGATCATTCGGGATTGCTCCGCCGTCCTTGAGCCAATCACGCAGTCTTTTATACATTTCCGCCCGTTTGTTCAGGCATCCGGGATCAGTGGATTTCTCGCTGAACCAGACCAGCTTCCATTCGCGGTTCCATGACTTGCCGCACGACACAACACCCGTACCGTAACCTGCATCAATGAAAACAGCGTCCGCCTTTTCCCGATCCTCACAATCGGCCAGCATCGTCGCCACCTGTAAATCATTGTCGTTTTTGGCGAACGTCCTTAAAATCTTAAAGGCCAATCCCTGCCTTAATCCAATAACGCCTTCATCATCCCCTTCCCATGCGTTATCCAGTGTCAGTATCTTCGGCGCGAACTCATATTCATCAGGTCGTAAATGCTTGCCAAGTGCCTTGTCCGCATCTTCCGTTGATATGAACTGAAGCGTACTCATGGACGGGAACATTCCGCGCACACGAACCTTGACGAAATCGGAATCAATGCCGTAATCGTCAATCAAATCCTGAATCTTCTTTTTGTTCGGTATCTTGCAGTCACGGGAATCAATTTGCTTATTATCCCAACGATGACGGAACTTTCTGAAGCACTCCCGGAAACGCCCGATGTTTCGTGTCGGGTTCCCGAATACCGCCCAAATAACTTCCGTGTTACTGTCGAACATTGCGCCTTCAGCAACTTCCCATATTTCATCGGGGATGGATGACGCCTCATCGAATATCAAAAGGACTCTTTTGCCCTCATTGTGCAGACCGGCAAAAGCGTCTGTATTGCTCATTGACCACGGGATAATGTCCACGCGCCAGTTTTTTTCATGTTTTTTATTGGATGAATATATCGCCGTCGCGGTACAGGTGAACCAATGTTTGTTGATTGACAATTTGTGCCACTTCGCAATTTCCGGCCACGTTTTGGTCCTCAACTGTGTATCGGTATTGGCCGTCACAACGCCACGGCAATCGGTATATGTAGACATCGCCCACAAGACCAGCCACGCAACTAAAGCAGATTTGCCGATGTCATGCCCCGATGCTCTGGCAAGCTGAATTGCCTGTTCGACAGACATCACGCCAGCGCCGACCGCATTCAGTGCTTCGATCTGCCAATCATCAGGATACTTGTCTTTGAGCGTCCCTTCGCCCCAGGGAAACGCATAAAGCACATAACCCAACGGATCATGCGTGAAACCCGCAATGTCTTTGACAAGTTCTTTTTCGTA